CAAGCCATCTTTAATCCTGACGCCATTGGCGGTCGCAAGTCAAATGAAACGCGAATGTGAGTCTGTTGGGATTGAAGCGCATATTGTTCGTGAACAGTCAGACGTAAGGCAGGGTGTCAATATTGCAAATTATGAAAGACTGCCAAAACTCGACTCGACCATTTTTGGCGGAGTTGTGCTTGACGAAAGTTCAATCCTTAAATCCTTCACTGGCCCAACAAAAAGAATGCTGTGTGACGCCTTTGCCTTTACACCATATCGACTGGCGGCAACTGCTACGCCTGCGCCAAATGATCACATGGAGCTTGGTCAGCACGCTGAATTTCTTGGTGTAATGCCTGGCCCTGAAATGCTGTCACGGTGGTTTATCAGTGATCAGACGACCATGGGCGGTTACAGGCTAAAAGGTCCGCCGCTAACGTATAATCTACACACTATTCTTTCGGATATATCGTTAGAAGTGCCAGAGGGAATGCTTTTTAGGATTCCAGATGGTAGCGCTACAACGATGCACAAAGAAAAAAAGTTGACAATAGAAGGCAGGGTGGCTAAAGCTGCTGAAATTGCAAATACCACAAACGGTCCTGTAATTGTTTGGTGTGAAACTAATAACGAATCAACAGCACTGGCAAAAGCCATCCCTGATTGTATTGAAGTACACGGATCAATGGACATTGACAGCAAAGCCGAAGCTCTTGACGATTTCACCTTTGGCCGTCGTCGTGTTATTGTATCCAAGCCCAAGCTTGCAGGCTTAGGCCTTAACTGGCAGCACGCTAATACTGTTGTATTTGCCAGTGTTAGCCACAGCTACGAACAGCACTATCAAGCAGTGCGCCGAGCATGGAGGTATGGGCAAAAACTGCCCGTTTCCTGCCATGTTGTAATTAGCGACACAGAAGCCGCTATTTGGAATAACGTACAACGTAAAGCGCAGGATCATCAACGCATGAAAAGGGCTATGGCTCAGTCCATGCTCTCCTCTCAGCAAGATGCAATTCTCAGGCGTGCTTATGCGCAAGCACAAAGCTTCACTCTCCCATCTTTTTTTAACAAATGAAACCAGCTTACGAAGGATCTAACTGGGCAATTTACAACGCTGATTGCGTTGAAATACTGGCCGCCATGCCAGATAATTGCATTGACGCCGCTGTCTTTAGCTCTCCGTTCAGCTCGTTGTATATCTATAGCGATTCCGAACGAGACATGGGAAACAGTGCATCACACGAAGAATTTCTACAGCATCATTCCTATATGGCGAGAGAGCTTTTTAGGGTTCTTAAGCCTGGGGGAGTAATTTGTGATCACGTTAAAGATACTGTTTTTTATCAGAACAGCAGCGAAACCGGCGAAGGCGGATTATATCCTTTCAGTGATGAGGCCAGTCGAAGCTACCGAACAGCTGGATTCTGCTTGCGTGCTCGCGTGACCATTTGGCGTGATCCGGTGAGGGAAATGCAAAAAACAAAACACGAAAGACTGCTGTATAAAAACATCAGGGAAAATAGTAGAGTTAGCGCCATGGGTATGCCTGAATATATTTTAGTGCTTCGCAAAGAGTCCAAAGGTAAGAATGTAGGCGAACCCGTGAAACACACAAGGGAAGAGTTTACACTTGATCAATGGCAACAGTGGGCTTCACCTGTTTGGATGGACACCATGCAAACCAAGGTCTTAAATGCCAGGATCAAAGGCGATAAAGACGAAAAGCATATCTGTCCCATGCCTCTTGATTTAATTGAACGCTGCCTAACTCTTTACAGCAATCCTGGAGATGTCGTCCTAGATCCATTCAATGGTATCGGTAGCACTGGCTATCAATCTGTAAAAATGGGTCGCCGTTACGTTGGTATTGAACTCAAGCCGGAATACGCACGCAAGGCATCTCAATTCCTTGAACAAGCCGAAGCTTCGAGTCTTTCCATCTTTGACGCAACACCTGACACCCTGTGACGAATTGTCAACAGTCCCACCCCACCCCTCCCACCGCGTCGCCAATGGGTCACAATAGGGGCATGGGCGCAGGAGATGCGCCCGGCAAGCACTCTTTACCACTCGCTCTCATTTCATGAAATACGACAAGCGCATTGTCACCCATCAATGGGGCAACAATCCATGCGCCCGGCAAGCACTCTTTACCACTCGCTCTCATTTCATGAAATACGACAAGCGCATTGTCACCCATCAATGGGGCAACAATCCAACCAACGACGAATTTACCAATTCAAACGGAATTGTAATGGCTCCTAATCATTACCTGCACAGCATTGCCTTTTTGAACGAATTAGCAGCAGAGGCTAAGCGAGATTTTCCCGATCTTACTGACGATAAAATTGAAGCATTTGTAGTAGCAAAGTCAGCCTACAATCAAGGCTTTTGGGGAATAACCTTCTCTTTGCCCGCTAACACCAGCAAAGAAGGTTATCGGGCAGTTGGCAATCTCGACTTCTGCCGCATCTGATCGCCCATGCCTGAAACCTCCGCCGCCCGCACTGCCATCTACCGCCAGCGCCTGACCGGTGAGCTGCCCCCCGTCGAGTGGCTCACCTGTGCCACCGACGGCTGCGCCCGGATGCACCGGGGCACCTATGGCGCGGTCTGTTCCGTCTGCTGGAGGAAGACGCAAGAAGGCCGCGACCATCTGGCGGCCTTGGCGAGGGAGCGGCGGGCAAAGTGAACACCCGTACTACTTATCACCCAAACCCATTGCGCCGCAGTGGATCTGCCCCGCTAGTACATCCGCTTTGATGTAATTGTGACTGAACGTAACGGCAACTGTCACACCCCTGCGGAAAACTCGTTTTCCACAGTTCACCGTGATACACAACCCTAAGATCCCTTGCGCCGCAATGTTTCTCAGCCGTAGTACGACTGAACCAACCGACAAGAAACAGTATCAACTGCTACCGTTTCTCGCTCGCCTTGTGCCACTTTTCGCGGTTTCGGTGTGCCAGTAGTGTGCCACTTTCTCCTTATAGTGACACTTTTCAACTGTCACACTTCGCCGAAACCCCTTGCGCCGCAACAGTTCTCAGCAGAGCAGTTCACCCGTATCACCGGCCAGATCCCACGGATTACAGGAGACTGAGTGAGCCACCCGCACCACCACCCATGTCCGCAGTTCAATCGTTCCTTTCCCTCGTCCGCGTCATCACCGCAGCCGATGACGTCAAGGATGCCGTCGTCGCCATCCGCGACGGCATCCCAGATGACGAGTGGGAGGAGATCATCGCCGCTCACCGCCTCGTGGAGGCGCTCTGGTGCGCCTGCGTCGAGCTGGAGGACGTCCTGGAGCGGGACTGAGGTCCCGTCCCACGGGGCGCCGCTGGAGCGCCCCACACGCCCCTCAGACACACCACGCCACACCCGCCAATGGAACACACCACCCCCACCGCATCCGATCCACTGCGGTCGCCAAGGTCTCGCTCCGCGTATTTCACGCCAACCGGCGTGCTGACCCCGGAAGGGCGGCGAGTCATCCACGCCATGGCTGAGCCGTTGGTGAATGGTTTCCGTTCAATTGCGCTGGCAGCCCGCCAAGCCAGCGCACGATGTGCCCCCCTGGCGGCCCTGCTGGAGGAGGTTCAGCGCGGCCCCACCATCGGCCGCAAACGCCGCGCACGCAGGGCCAGGGGGCGGGCGCGGCAGGTCAACCACACCAACTCTTAACGATCATGGCTTTTTGTATCAGCATTCGCCAGCCATGGGTTGAGTTAATTCTCAACCACGGCAAAGACATTGAAAATCGAGATTGGCGCACAAACGTGCGCGGAAAAATTCTCCTTCATGCGGCAAAAACCAACAGCAAAACACAGATCTCCGACGCCTTGCAATGGTGCAAGCAAGTCGTGGGAGTTAGCCCAACAATTGATCCGGCCGTTATTCCTTTTGGTTGCATTGTCGGCCATGTAGACCTTGTTGATTGCGTAGAGCAAAGCGAGTCGCCATGGTTTGTTGGCGAATTTGGTTTTGTTCTGCGTAATCCCGTGACTTTTGCTAGGCCGATTCCCTATCGGGGTCAGCTTGGCTTTTTTGACGTTCCTGATTCTGTTTTGCAATGACCACCCCCACCTCCACCCGCACCGTTATTGTCAGCGAATGGAAGCGCTGCGAGATAGATTACACAAATCCGCTCAAACCCACCCGCGAGCTTGTGCCACGCGGCCAGGCCCAGTTCCACACGTGGGGCTGTAAATATGAAGAATTTGAGACCGGCCCCGGAAACTACACAGTGGCCATCATTGAATGGCCAGACGGAAAAGTAGAAGCTGTTACAGAAGACTGCATTCAATTCGTATCACCATTGCAGGCCACTGAATCATGACCACCCCCACCCCCGCAGATGCCGTCCGCGCCGCGATCGAGGCCATCCCCCAGCCCATCGCCTGGTGCCGCTCCAGCGAGTTCTCCGACGCCGCCACAAAACACCAGTCGTTCAACG